GATGCAAGAACTCATGGATTTTTTTATGAAGCTAGTTCAGAAAACGCATCTTTCCACACCACAACTCCTACCTTTGCAACTGGAAATGGTCTACATCTTGGAGATGATTTTCATATAGGGTTTGGAGATGGTAATGGTACAAGACCAGATTTTCAATTAGGGTATGATGCTACTAATACAAGATTATCAATGAAATGTGGCACTGGTTCAGATGATACAGATATTATGATTACTACAGGTGGTCAAGCTGTTATTGGAGGAAGTTCAGTAGTTTCATCTTCTATGTTAAGCGTTATCTCTGGAAGTGATGCTAGAGTTATGACTTTAGAATCTGATGGTACTGGTGCAAATGATGCTATACTTATAAAAAATGGTAATGGCGAAGTTGGTACTGTAAGAACCTCTGGAAGTTCTACTGCATATAATACATCATCAGATTATAGACTTAAAGAAAATGTTAATTATTCTTGGGATGCAACCACAAGATTAAAACAATTAAAACCAGCAAGATTTAATTTTAAAGCAGATGCAGATTTAACTGTAGATGGATTTCTAGCACACGAAGTATCAAGCATTGTTCCAGAAGCAATTAGTGGAATAAAAGATGAAGTAGATGAAGATAAAAAACCAGTTTATCAAGGCATAGACCAAAGCAAACTTGTACCATTATTAGTTAAAACTATACAAGAATTAGAAGCTAGGGTGACAGCATTGGAGAGTAAATAATGAGCAGAGCAAGAGATATTTCAAACGGTAAATTTGCAAATGGCATTGAAGCTGCTGATGGCGATTTAACATTAGCTAGTGGTCATGGTATTAGTTTTGCAGCTACAAGTGATGGCACTACCATGGATAACGAGTTATTTGACGACTATGAGGAAGGTACTTGGACTTGGACACTTACAGATGGAACTAATAATGCAACTGTTCAATCTGGTGGTTGGGGTACTGGCTACTATAGAAAGATAGGTGGTTTAGCTTATGTTACAGCTTATGTAAGAGTAAGTAGTATAGGCAGTATGAGTGGTGATTCTAAAATTACTGGATTACCATTTACATCTTTGAGTGGAAACACGATAGGAACTGCATCTGGTTTTGCTAGTGGTAGAGCAACAAACTTAAACGTAACTGCTGGACAAGTTTTAGGGTATCAAGTTGGTGCTGGTGTTAGTGAAGCCCTATTAAGATTATATGATGATACTGGTGGAACTACAGCTATGCAAGCATCTGAAATAAGTGGTGATGCAATATTTATAATGACAGTGATTTACCCTACGTAAAGGAGAAACAATATGGCACAAGGTGATATAACCAAAGAAATAGAATATGATAAAATTGAAGTAGTTAATACATGGGCAATACAAGTTCGTAAAGCTACAAAGATTATGGAAGAACAATCAGATGGTTCTAAAAAAGAATTAACTCGTTCTTTTCATCGTCATGTATTAAATCCATTTAGTTCATCAAAAAGTGGTGACACTTGGACACATACTGCCACTGACATAAGTGGCGAAAATGCTAGTGTAAAAGCTATAGCTGAAGCAGCTTGGACTGACTCTGTTAAGACAGCCTATAAAACATTTAGAGAAAGTCAAAGTTAATGGCAATATCACAAATAAACTTTAACTCTAGGGAATTAGTTACAACACCTGCCTTTCTAGCTAGACCAGCAAGTACTCAGACTAACATAGCACTTAATACAGCAGTTACTGTTGTTCTTGGTACTGAAGTATTTGATAATAATGGAGATTTTTCGTCTAATACATTTACAGCTCCCGTAACAGGTCGCTATCAATTAAATATGCACGTTTTATTAGCACAATTAGATGCAGGGCATACATTTTCAGGTGCTAATCTAGTCACCTCTAATAGAAACTATCAATTTACAATAGATAACGCTGCAGATTTTTCTCAAGACTTTGCCGAAAATCCATATACTGCTTGTTTATCTGTTTTAGCTGATATGGATAAAGATGATACTGCTCATCTTACAGTTCAATGCCAAGGGGGTACACAACAAACAGATATTAATACAGGCACTTCATTTTCTGGGTATTTGGTTGCGTAAAAGGAAAAAATTATGACTAAACCAACAGTTACATCAGTAAAATCTCAAATAGACACCCATGAGGCTGTATGTGCTGAGCGGTGGAAAGAGACTATACTACGCATCAAAAGAATTGAACATATAATGATTGGGACAGCAGGTACAATAATACTACTGCTGGTTGGTCTTATAGTAAAATAAGGTGCTGATATGATTGACCCAATTACATTAGGAGCAGCAGTCAGCACCGCCACAACTTGTTATAAAACTTTTGTGTCTATGGTTCAAGCAGGCAAGGAGCTTGAAGACTGTACAGCCACTTTAGGTAAGTGGATGGGGGCAGTATCAGATATAGACAATATTCATAAGAACTCTAACAACCCATCAACCTTTGATAAATTATTTAACGGCTCTGTCCAGGAAGTTGCAATGGAAAGTTTTGCAGCTAAGAAGAAAATACAAAAACAACGTGAAGACCTTAAGAACTGGCTAGTTGGCCACTACGGCTTAATGGCTTACGAAGATTTGCTGCGTGAAGAGGGGCGTATACGCAAAGCTAGGCAGGAAGCCATTTACGCTAAAGCAGAGCAACAAAAAATGATACGAGACTATACCATTATGGGTATTGCTTGTCTTATAGGATTTTCTGCTCTTGGTTGGATGATCTGGCTTATTACAAAGAGT